CAAGAACGTCGCCCACAACTCGCTGGTCGTCTTCGGCAATGGCGGGATGTCGAGCTCGTGCGGTCGGATCCCGGTCGTCTTCTCAACATGCTCGTAATGCTCGCGCAACGAGATCCCGTCCTTGTCCTTCTGCGAGAGCCGGAAGACGCCCTCGGCGTGCTTTAGGAGCTCGCCGAGGTCTCGACGAAAAAATTTGCGCGGGTCGATGCTGCCGCGAAGACGTCATCGCGCAGCCACGACGGGAACTTCGGGTAAATCTCGGCGGCGTCCGTTACATCCGGGCGCTTGCCCCCGGCGGTGATCGACCAGCGCGCCGTAATCCTGGCCAGGAACGCGATCAGCTTCTCGGTCGGATCCTCGATGCCGAGACGCGCCACCTCGGCGAGCGCATTTCGATAGTGCTTGGTGTCGGCACCGTAGAGCTCGACCCATTGCGGAGATCCGTCATCGTTAGGAACGGACTGCTTCGTGATAGGGTGCAAGACCTGATAGGTGTAGGTGTCGCGGAATGTGAGGTCGTAGAGGTCCATCAGATTTCCCTGTTATCCGTTAAAGCCAGTCCGTTTTGGGCAAGAATATCCATGAAGTGCGTATGCGGATCACCAGTCACCCGGAAGTCATAGATGAGAACATCAATCAGAGGCTGGGTCTCTGGCGTAGGGTTTTCCACCATGTCAATGAAAGTCTGCGTTACGTCAGCACGGCATCCCCAGTGGGTCAGGACATCAGCGGTCATCAGAGGGACGCTGTAGGTTCCGGGGTCTGCGTCCACAGGTTGCCATCCCATTTCGGCGGATAGGTCGTTACCTGCTTGTCTGTAGGCTGCTGGGAGGATCAGGACTGCGCTGGTGTAGACGGTCATATTGAAACTCCCGATGTATTTGCAGCCAGATAGCTTTCTGTGGCGGCAATCTCGCTAGCAGATGCAGTTTTACCTACGATGATGATTCCATAGTCTCTACCGTTGAAGGGGATCGTAGCGTTGTTGCGGCGACCGATGAATAGTGGGTAGTTGCCGTAGTTTCCGGTACCTTGGGTGTTGGTATTCTGGTTAACTTGAACACCGTCTAGGCGAATAATAGAACTGGGCGCTGCTATATTACCTAGTCCCGTAACGATCCTTGTTATTGGTGCTGCATTTGCTGCAAAAGAGGTCACAGCAGCCGAAGTGCCAATGCTCCGAAAGGCAAATGTTATAGCCCCATTATTGTCTGGAGCCTCCATTGCAAAACTTCCGTTTGCCCCACCCGAACCGATTTCAACCGCCATCCCACGCAACGCATCACTAAGCTTCCTCACCCCAGCAAACACTGACATCTTGTCTGTAGCGGTGAAGTCGATGGACGAGGTGGAGAAGCTGTCGTCAGTGCCGTCGTACTGAACATAGTGGACGGTAGATACACCAGCCTCAGTAACGTCAAAGGCAGTTCCTACGCGCTGATAGGCGGTGGCAGTGGAGCCTAGTTCTAGTTGTGCGCCCCAGATGAGGATGCCGCTTGTGCCGTTTCCTGTGTAGATTTCTCCAGAAAAGGCGGAGCCAATATACACCGTGAGCGCAGCAGTTCCCCCGACCGACAAAAACGTGAGGCTCAATCTATACCAATCGTTGCCAACAGCAGTGATAGCACTGGACACATATTGTGTGCCGCCCGTTTGTGTGACGGTTACGCTTGTTAAGCTAAAGGATGCGCCAGCGCCTCCGCTTGTACCATTGTTGTAAAGCGTTGCGGCGGTCCTCCCGTCTGCCTTGACGTAGACCGTATGGGTGTGATTGCCCACCGCAATTGTCGGACGTGAGCCTGATGCAACAACAACTGCGTGCTGGCTATTTGCGGTATCTTCCACCAGCTTATCTGCCGTGGTCATTCCATCAGGAGCAACAGCAGCATTAACCGAAATGGTCGAGCCACTTGTCGTCCACACCGCATTCTCAAACTGCTCGGTATACGTCAGCAAGTTCCTCCGCCCAGTCTTAGGCTCAATCCCATATGTGGGGCGGGCTGCATCCGTGGGGGCTACTGCGTGGTTGCCTGGAATTTCCTTGACGGAGATGTTGTCGATGGTGGCGTCCGCTGACTGGCCAACAACTCTGGAGATGCCAATATTGGTAACGTTTGCCGAGACTAACGTAAACGACTTGGCTCCCGGCGTGGCAGTAAACGTATGTTCCCCGATGACGGTGCTCACACCTAGAGTAGTGATTTTGAGCTGCCCGGTTGACCCAGAAAGAACATCAAAAGTGATGCGGTAGTATTTCCCAACTGCTGTAGCCCCAGACCACGGTTGGCTTAGCGTGGCAGCATCTGCTGAACCGTTTGTCACAAAGCGAACAGAGCCACTAGAAATCGTGATGGTATTAGTCCCAGAGGCGGTGATTGTCCACCCAGTACTACCACCAGAGAAATCCCCATTCGCGATCAACTCCGACCCCAGCACCAGCCCTTTGGACTTATCCAACCGCAAGCCAACAGTCTGTCCCGGTGTAGTCACAGGCGTAGTCCCAGCGCGGTCTTGGAACATGGTGGTCAGGTCGGACGGCTCCAGCCAGAAGCCTTGCTCACCAGCGGAGAACAGGGAGATGGGGTTGAACCTAGAACCAGAAAGGAGTTGCCCTCTAAGGGACAGGGAAAGAGCAATAGAGGGCATCTTAGTTAATCCTTAGATAACCAGAGAGTGGATACCAGTAGCGGTAGTACCAGTTGCTTTGATCCGAGTAACATTGGAGCAAGTCACATAGAAGTTAGACGGGAACGTTACTGTGCGATCAGTCCCGTCTACCGTGAAAACTACGGCGCCGCCGACAGTCACATAGAAGCCGATGACTTGGTTTTGTGCACTGATCCCCATGTTATCCGTGCTGTTGTTGGGAGTAACCGGGATCCAGTCACGAGCCAAACCCGACGAAAGATCAACGTAATTCGCTGCCATTTTTTCCCCCTATAATCAGACGGTTCTGGTGATCCGGAGTTGCGTGCCGGTCGTGCTGTCGCGCAAAGCGACGAACGGCAGCGTGATAAGGCGAGACGCCGGACTTCCGACCGGGACTGCCGCGCCGTTGATCTTGATCCTGGGCATGAGAAGCGTGTAGCCCAGACCGGCAACGCGGTCATCAAGGACAATCTGCAGCGAGCTCTCGGTCTCGTTCAGGAACTTGTTGATGAGGACGGCGTCTTGATAGAAGACCGTCATCGTCCCCTCGAGCGTCGACATCCCAAACTCCATCTGCGGCGTCTGGACTGCGCCGAGAACGAAAATCGGGTTCAAGTTGTTGTTGAGCGTAAAGTCGATCGAATTGACAAAGGCGATCGCAGATCCGCCCTCGGTGATCGCTCCGGAGAAACTGTCGAAGGGCTCGTTGTTTGATGCGGCAGTCAAGCTCGCGTCGAGTGGGGTCGCGCTTTGCGTGATGTTCCGGCCGATGATCCCGAAGGTCGCGGTCGTCATCTGGTTCGGCGCGATCGACATCTGCATCGTGTTGACCATGCAGCCCGTGAAGGCGCGATACTGCGTGACGTCCAGCGCGCCGTCCTCGACGGTGAACGATTTAACGGTCGTGCCTGTGTTCAGAATATTCGATGTGAACGTCCCGAACAGCGCACCCTCAAGCAGCCAATCGTAATCGGCCGGACGCATCTCGACGGCGATGTCGCCGGTGACGGTGCGCTGTCCGTGACGATCAATGCGCGGCATACGATCTGCCGTGATCTGAGCCGACTGCACGCGCGTCTTGGTGAGGTCAAGCGAGTGCGTGACGAACGGGATCTCCACCATCGCGGGCGTTGATGGAGTCGTGCCATAAGTGCTCTCCGCGATATAGGCGAGCTGAGTTCTGGAGCCCTGTGCAAACGGCATTTCTAAGCCCTCCTGTTATGAGCTGGTGTAGGTGTACCACGAAATTGACACCGTGACGATATACCACGGCGTGTCGAGCACGGCGACCCCGCGCTCGGAATAGTTGAACCGCACAGTGACGCCGCCGGATGTCAGGCCAGTGTCGACTGTAAAAGCTGCACGGATCGCGTCAGCCAGCGCATCGGCGCCGGACGGCCCCAATCCTTCCGGCAGAT